ACAATGGGATATAAGTTGGCTGGGTTTGATGTTCTTGGCTGTAATGAAATTGACCCAAAGATGATGTCTGCATACAAGACAAACCACAACCCAAAGTATGCTTATTTAGAACCTATACAAACATTCAAGTTGCGTGATGACTTACCACAAGAATTGTATGAGTTGGATATTCTTGACGGTTCACCGCCTTGTAGTAGTTTTTCAATGGCCGGTAATCGTGAAAAGGATTGGGGTAAAGAAAAGGTGTTTAGGGAGGGACAAGCAGAACAAGTCCTTGACACCTTATTTTTTGACTTCATTGACTTGGCCGAAAAGCTACAACCGAAAGTTGTGATTGCTGAAAACGTAAAAGGATTGTTGCTTGGCGAGGCAATAGAATACGTTAGAAAGATTTATGAAGCGTTTGACAATGCAGGATATTACGTTCAGCATTGGCTTTTAGATGCAAGCAAAATGGGTGTGCCACAAAGAAGGGAGAGGGTGTTCTTTATTGCTTTGCGCAAAGATTTAGCTGGGCAGTTTTTGGAGAGAGTCGATTTTTTTACCGAATTGCCTAAACTTACACTTGAGTTTAATGAACCTGAGATACCGTTTAGGGATGTAGAAACAAATGAAATCGGCTACAATGCACCGCCAAGTGTTATTAGTTTGTTAGAGATGTGTAAGCCGGGAGATTGCTGTAATACGCATCACGAAAAGGGCAGTTTTGGCAACTATTTTTATATCAACCACGATAGGCCAATTGGCACTATTACCGCATCATTTAAAAGAAGCAGCAGCGGATATTTTAAAAAAATAGGAGAAAAATGGTGCGGTATTACCGTTCAAGAGGCTTGTATGTGCCAGTCATACCCAATTGACTATGAGTTTGAATTTGACCCATACTACCTAATCGGCATGAGTGTGCCGCCTTTAATGACCGCAAAAATAGCAGAACAAGTTTATAACCAATGGCTTTCTAAAATTTAATACCTTAGCACAATGAAAACCTACACACTAACCGAAAAAACCCTTGACCGCCGGGCCATCGAACTGGCCAGCATCGTATTTCAACCCAACAAAATGGTACTAACCAAAGAACGGGCCGCCGCCGTGCGAAAGCTTTGCACCGCATTTGACACCAACAAATCGTTTTTCTTGACTGGTGATACTGGCACCGGCAAGACAATCTACACAAGGCTATTCTTAGCGGCCCAACCCGAAAAGCAGTTCACTTTCTACAACATGCGGCATTTATTTCGTGAGTATGCGGCCATGAAAAACCCTGATGAATTCATCTTGGCGTTTATTCACAAAACCAAGTACGGGCATTTGATACTTGATGACGTTGGGGCTGATGAAGCGGTCGGTGCGTTTGGTCGGCAGAACACGATCCTGTACGACATTATCGAAAGCCGAATGGATAGCAAGTTTATTACCGGCATTATTTCAAACAATACCCTGTCCCAAATTTTGGCAAGATTCGGGACTGACGGCCAACCTGATGCACGGTTAATGTCACGCTTCAAAAAGTGGGAAACGATTATCATGCCCGGTGATGACCTTCGGGGGGAGGTCGAAGTGATGCCGCTTGCTGAATGGCCCAAGGTGGTTTTGCCAGCAGAACCCGAAGAACAAGGCGTGCCATGCCCTGACCATCTTCGTGCTGAGATTTACGAAAAGTTGGGCATCATTGCCAATCGGGTTGTTGAAGCACCGCCAAGCAAAGCTGATGAAATGCGAAATGCTTTTTGGGGTAACATAAAGCGGCCACAATGAACATCACCGAAATCGAAGCCTACTGGCAAGGTATTGACCTGACTAAGCCGCAACCCGAAATCAACATCGGTGGCGAACGCATCAACGACCTTGGCATGTTTACCAAATCGCATATCGCAATACTTAAATACAACGCTGGCAAAATGGCATTTCTGCCGTACTTTGAAAGGCTATATCGGGTTACACTTGCACACATGAAAGTAAAATGAATAATATGAAAATGTTTATCTTAAAGCAAAAGCCAACCAACCGCCAGCAAAAAAGATTGGCCGAAAAAGAAATTAGGCTACTTTCAAAACAGCTGGATAGGGTGGTTGAAGTTATGCTGGATGATTTGTTCAATTTAGACGATGCGTATTATTTTGACCTTATCTACAAACATCACATGGCATATTGGTTTGAAGTAGTAAACTGGCTTAAAGCATATCGCAAAACCAAATACGTTGAAATCAACGAAATGTTTTTTGAAGAGTTGTTTTTGGGCAAGTTGCACACATGAAACTTATGGCCTAAATTTGCCTTATGCCCAAAATCGGAGAACATCTTTTGCAAATGGCCTGTGTGCGTTTCTTCAGGCAATACTACCCTGACCTGCATAGAAACCTATGGCACACGAACGGCAGGGCAATCAACGCATCAAACGGGGCGGTGCTAAAGGGCATGGGTGTAGTCGCTGGGGTATCTGACCTTCTTTTTTTCTACAAAGGCACGTTACACGGCATCGAACTGAAAATGGGTAACGGGCGCCAAAGTGATGAGCAAAAAGAATTTGAGCAGATGCTGAAGGCTAACGAGGGGCGGTACTACATCGTGCGCACCTTAGACAGCTTCGCAAATTTAATTAACGAAATTGTGAAAAATGATTAAGAACACGTTTATTGAAATAGTATCGCCGTTCACAATGACCAGCGTTGAACGAATGGGTGCTTTGTATGATTCCCTTGAGTACATAAGGGCAAACAACATTCAGGGCGATTTCGTAGAATGTGGCGTTTGGAAAGGTGGCAACATTTTGGGAATCATGGAATACCTTGCATTTCACAAAATGACCGACCGAAAGGTATTTTTGTACGATACCTTTAAGGGCATGACACCGCCTGAAGATATTGACAAAGACCTAAACGGCAGAAAGGCAGAAAGCATACTTGAAGACGTTATGTGCATTTCCCCAATTGATGAGGTTCGGGAAACCATAAGCCGTTCAAGTTTTCCAATGGCAAACGTAATTTTTGTTCAGGGCGATGTTTGCGTTACCCTTAATGGTGCAAAGTACATACACGAAAGCAACTTGGCATTACTTCGGCTTGATACGGATTGGTATGCGTCAACCAAAAAAGAAATGGAGGTACTTTACCCCAAATTGAACTTTGGCGGAGTTTTGATTGTTGATGACTACGGGCATTGGAAAGGTTCAAAAACTGCGGTTGATGAATACTTTGAAGGGCAAGGCATATCGCCAAAAATTGAACAAATTGACTATACTGGAATCAAAATCATAAAAAATGGTTAAACTTGTACCAATCGGTTCGGTTAAGGGAAACAGCCGTAACCCAAGATTTATACGGGATGAAAAATTCAAAAAGCTGGTTGCTTCGCTTGTGGAGTTTCCTGAAATGGCTACTCTTCGTCCTTTAGTGGTAGACGAAACCATGACCGTTTTAGGGGGCAACATGCGTCTAAAGGCCATGCAAGAACTGAAATGGAAGGAAGTGCCGATAGTGGTTGCCGAAAATTTGACCGATGCGCAAAAGGATGAATTTGTGATTAAGGATAATGTCGGGTTTGGCGAATGGGATTGGGAAACCTTGGCCAACGAATGGGATGCAGAAGAACTTACAAGGTGGGGATTAGATATACCCGGCTTTGATGCTGAACTGCCCAACGATGAACCCGAAGAACAAGACGCAAACAGCCTGATAGTCGAGGCCGATATGAGAACCTTAGAAGACCTTTTCGATGAACTGAAAAGCCGAGGGTTTAATGTTTCAATGAAGTAACATGGCAAACAACAAAACCGACATTAGAAAAAAACTGCTACTGGAGGCCCTTGAAAAGTCGCTTGGCATCGTTACAACGGCATGCAAGGCGGCAAACATTTCAAGGGATGCACACTACGAATGGTTGAAGAACGATGAAGAATACAAGCGGCAAGTAAACGAAATAAGCGAAATTCAACTTGACTTTGTCGAAAACAAGCTAATTGACCGAATCAACAAGGGCGACACAACCGCCATAATCTTCTACCTGAACAGCAAAGGCAAGGCACGGGGGTACAATCGCCAGCACGAAGAAAAGCGGGAGAACGTCAAGTGGCCAAGTAACTTTACCTTCAACATCGTGAAAAACGATGAAGAAGTATAATCTTAACCCGAAGCAGCATCAAACATTAACCGCCAGCGAAACCGAACGGCTGTATGCTTATGTCGGCGGCATTCGGTCGGGCAAGACCATAACGGGGGCGCATTGGGCATTACACAACATTATTCATCAGCCCGAAATAAAGGGGGGCATCTTCAGTAATACGGTCAGCCAGTTAAACACGGCAACCTTATCCGAATTCATCGGGGTGTTGGAAGCATACGGGCTTTACAAGGGCGAACATTATGTTGCCAACAAAGACCCTGAACGCTACTTCGGTTATAAGTCAAAGTTTGAAAAGCACAACGGCGTTTGGTCATTTATGAACGGGGCACAGGTGATCACGTTCAGCATCGAAACCATGATTCGTGGTATTGAACTTGGTTGGTGCTGGGGCGATGAGGTGCAAGACGCTGCCATTGATAGCCTGAATATCGTCATGGGCCGTATGTCGGGGGCTAAGTTTCCCCGAACGCTTTGGACAATGACCCCACCAATGGACAACCCCGATATCGATGAACTGATATGGGGCGAGAAGCAGATAGCCCATACCATCGGCACAACCTACGACAATAGGGCGAACCTGCCCGAAGGCTACATCGAACAGTTAGAGAAGACATACGACAGCCTGACCTTTAAGCGTGAAGTGTTGGCCAATCGGGTTACCATGTCTGGCCTGAATTGGCTGTATTCGTTTGACCGCCAAAAGCACGTGGGCAGCAAGGCCACATACGATACCAGCATGCCCGTGTACGTTTCGATTGACTTTAACAATAACCCGTTTACGGCTATCTTGGCGCATCGTGGCAGACAGCAAGATGGCAAGCAGTTCATTCACTACTTCGATGAAATAACGCTAACGGCGGACCATATACAGGGAAAGACGTTCATTGAAGCTATGGTTGAGGAAATCTTCAGGCGAACACCAGCGCAGGTGCAGAACCGATTGTACTTTGTTACGGGCGATGCTTCGGGCCGCCAGCAGTCGGTGATTGCCAAGGTAGGACAAAATATGTGGTCGGAGATTGTGGATAGGATGCGAATCAGCACGAACAACCTACTTGTGCCGCGGTCGAACCCGCCCCATCAAGAATCAAGGCGGTTGTGCAATAGCATATTCAGTAACTACGATGAAATCTTGATTAACCCCAAGTGCAAGGTGCTGATAAGGGACTGTGAATTTGTTAAGGCGTTACCCGATGGCGGTGTTGATAAAGGCAGCCGGGCGAAGGTTGATAAACGTGCCGATGCCTTGGATTGCTTGCGATATGATTTGCACGCCAACAACAAGCAGTTTATTTTCAGGTAGTAGCCCAGTCGGGGGTCGAACCCGAAACTCCCGAGAAAAATCGGGGTGTTACCAGTTACACTACCGGGCTGTTTTCAAAACTAATAAAAACCTTTCACTTTCAAACCGATTGCATAAATTAGTGTTATGGCAGAATACAAAGGTTGCAACATTGGCCCGTCAGACCGCAAGGGCAAAAAGTACAAAGCGCAATGCGGCGATAACCCGCCCGTGCATTTCGGGGCAAGCGGCTACCGAATTAAACCCGGCACGTCAGCAGGGGATAGCTATTGTGCAAGGTCGCAAGGTATCGAAGGTAGCGGCAAAGGTAGTGCGAACTATTGGGCCCGTGAACTTTGGTCATGCCGAGGTAACAAATCGGTAAGCGACAAACCATTCTTTGGCAAAATAAAACTATAACCATGCAGGACCACGTTAACCAATTACTTGAAGTCAATGACCTATGGCCCGGCGATATTGTCTTCGCCAAGATTGACCCCGAAAGCCCGGCCATCGTAGTTACCATTTGCTATGACGGCAGCGACAAGTTGAAGTATGGTGTTAAGCACGTTGACGGGGTTGATAGCTACTACCGCTATGAACTTTTAAGCGAAGTTGAAGCCGAAATCAAGCGCATCACGGGTAAATGACTACCAAGGACTACATCGCCAAACTGAACAAGGCCGAACGGGCAATCAACGGCAAGCGGTTTGTCGGCTTGTCTTCGAGCATTGGCCGCAAGCAGTTTAAGCGGGTGTTTGCAGAAGGGCTGGATTCAAATGGCGCACCTATCAAACCCGAATATTCAACCAAGCCGATAAGCATCGGGCCAAACCAAACACCTGACAAATCAACGGCAAAGTTTTACGAGGGTGGCTACAAAGAATTCAAACGCAAATTGGGTAGGGGTAAGATGGTGCTATTTCGGTTGTTCAGCCAAATGTACCTGCAGTCGATTGTAAACCCTGAGCTGAGAATTAGCGACACAGGGTTTGTTATAGCGACAGGCATGACGTACAACGCTGGCAACCCGAAAGGCAAAGTTGATGCGCTTTTAGACAAATATGGTGACGCTTTCAAGTTTTCGGATGCCGAACGCAAAGAATTCACCGACAGGGCCGAGCAAATTGTCGTAGATTTGTTTAAATGATAAGCGACATTCTATCTTATTTGAACGCACGACTGCCCAATATTTCGGCAGTTACACGGCCGTTATGCCAGCTTGTTGAAGAAACAGGCAAAGACGGCAACCTGCGTACTTTCCCAGTTGTGTATGACGGCAAAGGCAACCTTGACTACATTACACGATTCGACTGGCGGACGGGCATGTCTTTTTGGTTGAAGAACGGGGCTGAAGATATTGAACTGCTGGATCGGGTTCGTGCCAACAAAGAACGGGTTCAAATTACCATACCATTGAAGTTTCATTGGATTGGCACACGAAGCACGTGGCAAAATGACACGCAGTATTTAGAACAATACATTTTACTTGCGCTGCAAAAGGCTATCACGGTGGACAATATCCCAAGCCTGCGGGCAACTCTCGGCCTTGACAGAATCAAAACGGTAGTAACAAATCGGGAGTACGGTGCAGAAACGCTTAATGGGGTGTTTGACAATATCGACCTTCGGTTGCCGCTGGATATGGCCGCTGCTATGCTGGAGGTGGATTTGATTTTAACAGGTGATGCCGATTGCATTGTGGGCGAATCTTGCGCTACACCGGGCGGCATTGCCCCGATTAGCTGCGACATTGAACTGCGCAGGCTTCACGATTTCGTTGCACCTTATTCTTACTGCGGCACGGCATATCTTGGCACACCGACCAGCACGCCTACTTGGACAATTTACCGCATACAGGTTGCCAATAATGGCAGCATAACAATTCAAACGGCAGTTAATGTCGCTTGGGATAACCGATTAACCGCAATTTATACTTAAAGTTATGAACACAAACAAACAAATCACCGTTGATGGCGTTACCTACAACAAGGTTGCCGCATCATTATCTTCAATGCCATTGTTTAACGCTACTGAGGTAGGCCAAACCGTTGCAATGCGTTTGCAGTATTTCGCTACCGATGAGGCTGGTGATGTGCTTCGGCCTGAAAACCCAAGCCAATACGATGTGCCTATTGTGTTTGGGGACGTTTTAACTTCGCAAGATGCCGATGCGGTCAAGGCGTTTGCTAAGATTACCGAGGCGATTCAAGAGTACATTAACGCAAAAGGTCTTTAAGTTATGGCTAATTACAAAGCAGTAGCCAACGGCAACTGGTCGGCATTGGCTACGTGGCAAGATGATGCAGGCGGCAGTTATATAGCATCTACGGTGTTGCCCGGGGCAAGTGATGTTGTTTATTTCAACAACTTCACCGTGCAAATGGATGTTGATGCTACGGTTTTACAGATTAGAAACAATAGTGCAACAGGCGTAACGGCTGGCGGTAGCGGTGTTATTTCTGCATCAAGAACCGTAAATGCGGATTTGTTTCATGGAACTGGAACATTAATAACCATTTCGGCATCATCGCCAAGCGTTGTAAACATTACAGGCAATATGCCGGGTAGCTCAGCTGGGGCTAATAGCAGAGGATTAAATATTACAGGTAATTGTACTGTAAATTATGTGGGGGATATTGTTTCTGCGGTTATACTTAATACTGCTGGCACAACTGGAATCCAAGCATCAAGTGGTATTTTAAATATCACAGGAAATGTAACGGGAGGGACTTTGAGTTCCTTTACTACTCCTACGGCAGGCATAAGAGCGTCAAGTGGGACAATAAACATTGTTGGGAATGTTTATGCAACGACAGTAGGAACAAGGGATAATTATGGTATAGTAGGTGCAACTAATGGCACAATTAATATCACAGGACAAGTTTATGGTTCAACTTCGACAATTAGCACATTAAATATGGGGATAAACGTAGGGGCTTTACTTATACTTACAATAGTAGGAAATATAAATGCCGCTAATGGCAGTCCAGCAATTCACGGACCAACAAGCTCGACAACGATTCTATTATATGGGAATGCGATTAATTCACCAAACGGAACAATGGCTGCAATATGTCCGTTCCTTTTTATTGAAAATATAAATTTTTGGGAGTTTAGAAAATCAAACCTAACTACCAACACCCTATACACCCCCGGTGTTGCAACTGGCCACCCAGCCACCAACAATGTAAGAACAGGTATTGTTTACGGCCCTACAAATAACCTAACAGGTACTTGTGCTGTGCCGCCTGCTGCTGCTGTTAGCCTTGGTGTTCCTGTTGACAATACGGTGGGCACTGCAAGCCTTGATGCTAATGCCTTGGCTATTGCGTTAAATGCTTCGCTATCAGCAAGCCTTGCCCCAGCATTGACAACATCATTAGATGCTTCGCTATCAGCAAGCCTACCAGCCGCAATTGCACCGCTGTTGTGGGACGAAGCGGTTACCAACATAACCACGCCAAACAGCATTGGCGAGCGGTTAAAGAACTGCTCTACCGTTGCAACCACAGGGGCGCAAATTGCATCATTCAACCCGTAAACCATGCGACCAATTAACCACATCGTTCTGCACACCACAGCCAGCAACATAACGGCCACGGCTGACAGCATTAACCGCTATCATAAAAAGGTGTTGAACTGGAAATCGCCTGGTTATCATTTCATCATTGAACGGGACGGCAAGGTAGTTGACAACTGGCCAATTGAAAAGACGACCAACGGGGTAAAGGGCCACAACCACGATAGCATTCATATTAGCTACATTGGCGGCATTGATGCCAAGGGTAAGCCTACCGACAACCGTACCAAAGAACAGAAGCAAGCAATGGCAGAACTGGTTACCAAGCTAACCGAAAAATTCCCAAACGCTAAGGTTTTAGGGCATCGGGACTTTCCTAATGTGAACAAAGCCTGCCCATGTTTTGGTGCGGGGGCTTGGTGGGCATCCGTTAAGAAATGTTAAAAAACCTTTTCGGTGTTGGGAAACGCCTACTTTCATACAAACAATTGGGGAACTTATGACTGAACAACAAGTAAAAATTATTGACAGCTACGTTGATACGCAAGAACCGGGCTTCTTCAAACGCACCCTTGCACGTAAAATTGTAATGGAAAACCCGGGTGCGTTTGAGCAAACGAACAAAGAGGTTGATAGGGTGCGATGTTCAATCCGCTACCGAACGGGTGCGGCAGGCGACAGGCTAAAAGACTTTGCAACAGCCAGCGGGTCGTTGCGGGAAAACCTATACAACCCTGAGCAAATGAAGCCCAGCGAGTACATGCAAGCGTTCATGGGCCGAGGGGAAAAGACCAGCAAAGAGGTATGGCATCTGCCGAAGAACATCCGCAAGCCCTTGGTTTTGTCCGACCTTCATTTCCCATACCACGAACTGCCAGCAATCGAAACGGCTATCGACTACGGGTTCAAAAACGGGGTTGATGCGATATACCTAAACGGCGATGTAATCGACTTTGCTAAGATTAGCCGATGGGAAAAAGACCCAGCGTTGATGTCGGCACCCGTTGAGGTGCAAATGGTTCGGGACTTCTTGGCTGGCCTTGTAAGCCTTGGGCTGCCTGTTTTCTACAAGCTGGGCAACCACGAAGACCGCTGGGATAGGTACATACTTCAAAACGCACCTGAGTTGATTACCCTGCCCGGGCTTCAACTAAAGGCCGCATTGGGCCTTGATGAACTTGATATTGAGTTAATCGACAGCCGCCAACACGCCAAGTTCGGCAAGCTAAGCGTACTGCATGGCCACGAATTTGGGGATAGCATATTCAGCCCAGTAAACCCAGCACGGGGATTGTTTCTGCGGGGTAAGGCATCTGTATTGGCTGGCCACAACCATCAAACATCGGAGCATCACGAAAGCGACCTGAACAGCAAAGGAGTTGCTTGCTTTTCTACGGGTTGCCTTTGCGACTTGCAGCCAGCATACCGCCCATTCGCATACACGAAATGGAATCACGGTGCTGCGATTGTTGAGATTGATGAAGATGGGGATTTCAGCGTTGAAAACTTTCGCATTGACAACCGCAAGGTTCGATGAACTGGCTTGGCTTTATATCGAGGCATTACGGCCTTATCGCAATTGCTGCCGCCTTTATATTGGGCAAGCAATCGTGCAACCACAAAGCCGAGGCCGAGCGGCATAAAAGCAATTATGAGGCAATCCAGCAAACAACGGGAAGCACAGCAAGGCGTTTGGACTTGACGGCTGAGCAATTAGCCGCCGAGAACAAACGTCTGCTGGATAGCCTCAACGTGAAAAGCGGCAAGGTTCAGTTCGTGTACCGAACCAAATGGCGAACAAAGACCGACACCTTTGAGGTTGAGGTTGAACGCTGGCATATCGACCTTCTGCCATGCCCGATTCAATCCTTTACGGTTGACACCAACTGCATAAAGCTGACCGCATTATTGCACCCCGATTCAGCGGCCAAGGTAACGCTAACCACCGACTACGATTTGAGCGTGGTTGGGTATTGGCAGCGTCCCGGCAAATGGTTTGGTGCGAAACTTTGGAACGGATTACTGGGCAAAAAAGAAGCGTACATAAAGATTGCATCGCCTTGTTTTAAAGATTCTGCCGTATATTTGAACAAATTTAGTCAAGCACAATGAACCCGATTTGCATTCAAGACCTTACAACGGCCAAAGTATTAGCCGCACCGACAAGCTGCCAAGCAACCGCTAACCTGAACATCGGCACATTGGCCCCTTCAACGGCTTATGATGTATTTATTAGTAATATCGGCAGTCAAACAACTATTAAATACGACATCGTTACCGATGGGGCGGGCCTTGCAACCATATCTTTGCAAACCAACGCACTGTTCTTTAACGGCAACAATTTGTATTCTTTGCACGTTGTGGCGAATAACGATGACATTGCCGACTACGTGCTGATTGACAACCTATACGTTGGCTTCGTGCTGTACTTTTGGCGAAGTAATACAACCGCCCCGACCACGCAAAACATTCAGGTAGTTTAACTACCTTTGACCATACCAAAAACCAAAACCCCATGACACCAAAAGAAAAGGCAGAAGAGTTGATTGATAAGTTTAAACCTTTATGCGGAGGTTATTTCGGAGGGAAAATAAATAAAGTTTTTGCCAAGCAATGTGCATCGATTGCAGTTGATGAGATAATAAAAGCTATTGATTTTGATTGGATGGAAGTACAGAATCTACAACAACAACATAGATATTGGCAAGAGGTTAAACAAGAAATCGAAAACCTTTAACACCAAAAACCATGACACCAAAGCAAACAGCAGTAGAATGGTTGCAAGTGCAACTAAATGAAAATGGTAAACTTTCAGCAGTTGATTTTTATCAAGCCAAAGAAATGGAAAAGGAGCAGAGTAATGAGGCTTTTAAACACGGAGAATTTTGGATATTACAAACAATTGCAGAAGCCGTAAACAATACTACAACGAAACCTTTAATACCAAAAAACCATGATTGAAACCCTACTTTTTACTTCACTATTTATCTTCGGCGTATGGCTATCCACCGCTGAGGGCATGATTGGTGACCAACTTCGCTGGGAGTTTATTAGCCTATGGCCAAACCTTGCTAAACCCGTTGTGGACTGCCCGACCTGCATGGCTTCGGTTTACGGCTCCTTGGCTTATTGGGGGCAGCACATGATAAGCGGCAACACTACCGACCTATTAACATTCATCGGCTGGCCCATCTTCGTTGTTTGCCTTGCTGGGCTAAACGGCATCATTCTAAAACTTGCCAAATGGTCATAAGTAAAGTTGCAAATTGGCTGGTTAAGAACTACCCCGATGCGGTGTTGGTTGCCCTAAAACCTGATTCAAAGAACTGGAAAGCGGGCTGCGAATTCATGGTTGATATTGACGGCCACAAATACTACAAGTTTCGGGACAGCGGCGATGTGCCATTGGTGCGTTATAAAGAGATTCAGGCTGTTTTAATTCAGTTGGATAATCGGTTAACTTCCGATGAACTTATCAGCATTTTACAGATAGCACGTGAAAGCGTGGTGGCTGCCATCGAAGGACAAAGCCGCAAGGATAGGGGTAAGGGGTTGCAACAATGCCTTTGGGCAATACAAGAGGCCGAAAGCCGCCACAAAGAACTGGGCTTGCATACCGACTTGATTGTTGAGTTGGCAGCGTTGAACCTGATTCGGGACGATGAAAACCCATTCGAAATAAACGAAACGATTCAGGCTGAAAAGTTGCGTTTGTTTAAGCGTGAGTTTGTCAACCACGATTTTTTTTTGTCCGCTGGCATGAACGAATTCTTGCCCAATGCCGCTCAACTGGCAGACGTATGGCAGGGGCTATGGCAAGCCAGCGACCGATATCAAAGCAAAAAGAAGGACATACTAAAGTCAATTCTTGGCGAGATTCGGTCTACAATTGGCTAAGCGACTTTGACAGCGATTGCTTATTTTTGTGTAACGGTGAGCATTCGCAGTTCGTTGATTTGATGTCTTCGGGCACAATAAACGACTTCATCCGCTTGCTAAAACTAAAAACAAAAGAAGCCGATGGCCATCGACAAAATAATAGTGGAGTTTCAGGCGGAAACCACAAAGCTCAAAAAGGAATTAGACGACCTAAAAGGTAGGCTCGGTAATGTTGAAACCAAGGCACAGCAAGGCGGCAAGAACATAACCAAGTCATTTGATAATGCCAATACAGGCGTTAACAAACTATCTGCCAACCTTAAAAACTTAGCGGGAACGCTTGGCCTTGCATTAGGGGCCCAAGAGGTCATTAGATTCACAAAGCAGACCATTGATGCGGCATCCGACCTTAACGAAACCGTAAGTAAAAGCCAGCAGATATTCGGCACAGCAAGCAAATCTGTTGAACAGTTTGCAAGCAATTCGGCCAAGCAGTTTGGCATGAGCAAGAAAACGGCCATTGATGCTGCGGCTTCGTTTGGTACTTTCGGCAAAGCGGCTGGATTGACTGGGGAGGATTTGGGCACGTTTAGCACAGACCTTGTGGCTTTGTCTGCCGACCTTGCATCGTTTAGCAACACAACACCTGAAGAGGCAGCAATGGCATTGGGAGCAGCGTTAAGGGGTGAGGCTGAACCTATTCGCAAGTTTGGGGTATTAATGGATGAGGCTTCATTAAAGCAAGAGGCGTTGGCATTGAACCTTATATCAACCACGAAAGAGGCACTAACACCACAACAAAAGGTATTGGCCGCAAATGCTTTGATATTGAAACAAACGGCAGATGCCCAAGGTGATGTAGCAAGGACATCAAGTAGTGCTGCCAACCAGCAACGCATCATGTCTGCAACACTTGAAGATGTTCAGGCTAAACTTGGGGAGAAACTTCTGCCAGCGTTTCAGCAAGGCATTCAAACCTTAAACGAATTCGTTGCCAATGCGGATTGGGATGCCATTTTTGGGGGGCTTGAAGAAGTTATTAATAATGTTAGTGAACCTTGGGGCGAGTTCTTTGACGCAATTGGCGATGT